ATGCCGGACCGTAGCCGGCAGCGGTCAGCTTCTGGTGTTCTGCCTTGTCGTTGGCCACGGCAAAGCCGACGCCGTCGACCAGTTTCATATTCAATGGGTACATGCTTTCTCCTGGAAGTGTGGGAAGGTGGGGCCAGCCCGCTCAGCTGACCCCGCGCCGCCTTAGTTGGTGCGGCGAACGGCGAAGTTCGGCAGCGTCACGGCGGCACCCCACAGGATGTCGAAGCGGCTGATGAACTTGTTGTTGGTGATGTCGAAGCCGCGCACGAAGCGCAGCGAGATGCCACCCTCGTCCGCCAGCGACGCCTGGTAGGCCATGTCCATACCGCCAGGCAGCTCCTGCTTGGGCGAGACGAAGGTGATCGCGTCACGGTGCCACACCATGTTCTGGGTGTAGGTGGTGTTGGCGGCGCCGGAGGTGATCGTGATCGCGGCGTTATCGGCGGGGCGTGCGGTCACGTTCTGGTAGGCGCCGCCGGCGATGATGGCCGGGCTGGCGATGATGGTCAGGTTACCCGCCGCGTCCGACGAAGCGTCAGCCGTCACCAGGAACGACTGCAGCACGCCGGTCGATGCCTTGGTTTCCGGGTTGACCGAGAACACGCCGGCGATCGTGAACGTATCGCCTTTGTTCAGGCGCTGCGCCGCCGCAGCGGTCCAGCCATCGGTGACCAGGTTGGTGGTCGCGGCGTACGGGTTGTCGGTCGCTCCGGCGTTCACCGTCCCCTGGTTGGCACCGTTGACCAGCGGCGCGCCGCCCAGTGCGCCGACCGTGTGCGACGGCACGTTCTGGCTCATGGCGATGTCGAGGCCAGCGCCGGTCTTGATGACGCCGCTCTTGTACTGCTCGGCCAGCACGCCCTGGTTGTTGAACAGCCCAGCCAGGCCTGCGACGATGGTGGCATTGGCGCCCGGCTCGATCGCGGCCATGCGCTTGCCGTCACGCGGCACGCTCATGCGGTCGAGCGGCACACCGGCCTGCAGCAGGTCGGCGAAGGTGGCCGGTGGGGTGCCTGGGGTGCCGACGATCTGGTGCGTGCCGTTCTTCAGCAGGTTACCCAAACGATAGTCGAGCAGCGCCGCCAGCTTCAACCCTGCCGGCTCCAGATAGCGCTCCTTGAAGGCCTTGCTGACTTGACCATTGCTACCCACCGAAGTGGTCAACTCGGTGGAGCCGACGCCGAAATCCAGGCCGAGCAGCGGCTGCAGGGGAACGTCGACATTGCGCTCGGTGATGTCCTGCACGACTGCGGTTTCGCCGTCGCGGTGCATGAACTGGACCGGTGCGCGCGCGCTGACCTTCTGGCCCGGTTTCAGGTCCTTTTCCCACGAATCCTTGTAGTCGGTATTCATGTTGCCCAGGAAGGCGCTCTTGTTGTGCGCGATCCGCAGGACTTCGTTGGTGATCACCTGCGAGGTGACGAGTGCGTTTGCCATGTGAGGCTCCTATTTAGCGTTGTGCCCGTTCCTGGGCATTTGCCCAGGCGATGTAGGCCTTGGTGTTGGATGGATCCGGCATGCCGTTGGGCACGCCGCCGCCGCGCGCCGGCTCCAGCGGAGCGGGCGCGTTGCTCGGCTTCGGCGTCGCCTTGGCTTTCGCAGCGGCCAGCTTGTCCTCGAGCCGGGCGATCGCGCGGCCGGCCTGGACGGGTGCCATCCTCGAAATGCGGTCGGCTTCGTCCGCGTTGTCGGGGTCGGTCAGGTATTCGATGACGCCTTTCGGGTCGTCGGCGTGGAAGATCGCGTCGGTGGCAGGCTTGGGCATGCCGCTGCGATCGGTGAGGCCGCCAAACGCCTCGTCCAGCTCGGCCGAGAGCGTGTCGAACTTCTCCGGCCCCCATTCCTTGGCGAGCGAGGTGACGACCCCATGGCGGCGCTCGGCCTCGGCCTGCTGCTCCCGCATCGTCGGTGCAAGCTGCTGGGCTTGCTCTGCAATGCGCTGTTGCAGTTCGGCGCGGGTCAGCGTCACGGGTTCGTCGTCGTCCGCTTGGCTGGGTTGCTGCTGTTGTTGCTGTTGCTGACCTGCCGCCGGCACGGCGGCCTGCAGCTCGTACTTCCGGCGGGTCAGGTTGTCGACGCGGCGGCGCAAGCGGTCGATCTCGCGCTGCTCCGGGGTCTTCTCCTTCTTCGCCTCCGCTGCCGGTTCGTTGCCGTCGCCCGCGTTGGCGGTGCCGCCATTGGTTCCGTCGCCCAGGTTGGGCTGGTCGATGTGGTCGGCACCGTTATTTGCGGTGTCGCCTGCCGCGGCGGGGGTTCCGCCAGTTGGCAATGCGTTGTCGTTGACGTTCAAAGTCATGCTCCTTGTGATGGGTCAGGCAAAGAAAAACCCGCACTCGGCGGGTTCGGGGTTTGCTGCGGGGCAGCGGGTTCGTCTTGCGCGAGCGCCGGGTCGGATTGCGCCGGCGGCGCTGGCGTGGCTGGTTCGGGCTGCGGCTCGGGTGCGGCCGGCGGCGGCAGCTCGGACGGCAGCGGATCCGGATGGCTCAGCATCGCATCGACCGTTTCCGCGACCATCAGCCGGATCTGCTCCGGCGTCATCGCCGTGCTAGTTACCTGCAGGCGCTTGGTCGCCGCCTCGTAGGCCTTGATCTTCAGCTCGCGCTCCTTGACGTCCATCTCGGCGCTCTTGTCGCGCAGCTGCTCCTGCGCCTGGTCGGCCTCGGCCTGTGCATCGTGCGCGTGCTGGATCGCTTCCTTCAGTGCCTGCTGCGCCTGCTGGACCTGCTGCAGCAGCTGCTCGACCTTCGGCTGCTTGGTCGCGTCCGGATTCAGGATCGCCTGCACCGCCGGCGGCGCCATCGCGGTCAGCACCTGGGCCAGCTTGTCCGCGTGCGGGATATCGAGGTTTTGCGCCCACAGCGGTGCGATCGCCGGCGTCATTTCCGGGTTGTTGCGCATGACTTCGCCAAGTGCGGTCTGCGCCTGGCTGCGCTGGGTGCTGTAGCTGGCGCCAACCACCACCCGCACGTCGTAGGCGCCGACATTCGGGTTGATGCTGATCCCCTGCTCGGTTTGCGCCACGGCCTGCTGCTGCTCGGGGTCGACCGTGATGCTGGCCGGCTTCATGTCGATGCCCAGGATGCGCTGCTGGCGTTTGGTGTCGATCAGCTTTGCCGACATCTGCACGACGATCCGGCCGACCTGCCCCAGCGACGCCGCGAGGTTCTGCGGGAAGTGCGCGGTGCTCGCCTCGCCCTGCTCCTTGCGCGCGTCGATCGCCACGCCGCTTTGTTCGTTGCTCGGCGCGCCCAGGTTTGCCTGGTACATGCCGATCGACGCCTCGAGGTCGTGCAGCGCGTCCTGCGCCCCAAGGATATGGTTCTGCAGGTTGACAGCGATGTTCGGCCGGGTCGGTGCAGCGATCGGGTTGCCGAGCTCGTCCACGTCGTTGTACGGGAGGAAGGCGCGCGAATCGATCGATGCGCGGTCCCACAGTGCCTCGAAGCCGCGAATAGCCCGCGCCGGCGTCATGTACGGCGCCTTTGGCGCGCTACCCATGTGGGCCAGTTCTTCGGACTTGTGATAGTTGTACGCCCGCTGCGCGTTCATCGCCCGGCGAGGGATGCCGCAGTATGTCAGGCGGCCGTCGCTGATGCCCCAGTAGCCATACACCGGCACGATGCCGATGTGCTCGGCCGGGTACAGCGCCTCGCTGCCGTCCGCGTTCTTGACGGTGTCCAGAATCGCCGCGCCGCTCATCGTGCGCCACTTCACGCACCGGACCTTGTCACGGTAGTTGCGCACGAATTGCAGCGTCACCCTGGCCGCCTGGCACGCGGCGTGGTATTCGTCCTCGGCGCCAGACACGGGCTGGCCGTCCAGTCCCAGCCAGATGATGACGTTGCGGGTCTTATCTTCCTTGTACCACTGCTCGGCCACCACGATCGACTTGCGGTCCGCCTGCCCATCCTGGCGCTGGTCGCAGCCGAAGCTGACCTTCTCGGCCTTGGCGCCGTACTTGCGCTCGAATTCGCGCTCGCTCATTGACGTGAGCAGGTAGCCAAAGGTGGCGTCGCTGCCGTCCAGCTCCACACTCCACGGGTCGAACACCACGCGCAGCGGGTCGGCCTCGGCCTTGATGCGCGGCTCCTGGTAGCCCATCGCGCGGTCAACGTATTCCGGCCGCACGATCAGGTAGCCCACCCCGGTGCGTGCCGCCGACGTCAGCGCGATCCCGTAGTGCGTCTGCGCGCGGCTGGCGTATTCGATGTGGCGAATCATGCCGTCGAGCTGCTCGGACACCTTGATGTCAGCACCCGAGCCCACCGGCACGGTGTGGATCGACGGCGGCGACTTGACGACTTGGCCCGCCACGTTGGCCACGTACTGGCCGGTGTGGTCCATCACCAGGCATGGGCGTGCGCCGCCCGGGTCGGTCTCGCGTGTGCGTTTGATCGCCTCGTCCCACTGCTGCGGGTTCGACGGATCGGAAAAGCGCAGGTCTTCCTCGATCTGCTGACGCTGCTCGCGCGTCGCGGCGATCGCGTCCCCGTACATCTCCTGCGCCTGTTTGAGATCGTCAGCCATTAAAGTGCCCTTGCGCCGGATGCGGCGGATTTGGTGAAGTCATATGCCTGCGTTTTCATGACGCGCCGCGCGCCCTCGCAGGCGTAGCGCAGCGCGTCGATGACGTGGTTGTCCTTGTCGGCCAGAACCGGCATCACGGTGCCGGTTAGCGGGTCCGTCTTGTAGCTGTATAGGGTCAGCTCATCGATCAGGTGCTTGCAGCGCGGGTGCACGATGATGTCGAACGACTTGAGGAACTCGACGCCCTCCTCGAGCGACTTGGCGCCCTTGAT